GTGCCATACTTGCTCCTGCCCAGGCGGTCCCCGTGGTCCCAAACTTCACACAGGGCTCAATGACGAGCCACACGGAGACCACCTCAAAGGTGACCGAGACCATAAACAGCATGGACTACAACACGGGATATCAGTATTCCGTGACTGGCTCAGGCGTTACCGCTTCTGGTAACCTAAATCCTGGTACAGGATCAAACAATGTAACTATTGATGGAGTGACTTCTTCATGGACAACCGTAACGGGCAAACCGTCCTTCACGCAGACAGCACCAGGGCAGGCGTTTCAGTTTACCGAGACACTGCAGGGACCAGGGCTGACTCAGCAAACAATTATTCAAAGAGTGACCGAGGTCACAAGCGTAACAGATACCACAAGTATCTTTACCCAGTAATAGCACTGTTTATTGCAGCACCAGTTAACGCTGAGACTGTTGGTGGTGTGAGTGCAACAGCATCTCCAATCGCGAATAGCTCAGGCTCAGTGACGAACCAGGCAATTCAGGTTTTACAGGGTCCATATATTACTAACACATACGGGAATGGTATCCAGTGTCAAGGACCCACCATGAATTTCACACCCTATGTGACAGGCACAGCGTCAGCACAGAAACCATATGAGCCATACTATATGGATCCTGTGTATGACATGCGTGACCTTAATGAGGACGGTTCGCTTGACAATCCTGGAGACATTCTCTATCACGTCCCTACCAGGACAGGTCAGAAGGATAACTACAGTATTGGTGTTGGTTTCTCTGCCACATGGTCTAGACCATTGGATAAGAAACTACAGGAGTTATGTAAGACAGCAGCAGCATCTAACATTGCAATGATGCAACAACTGACTGCCAATAAGCGCCTCGACTTTGAGATCGCGAGACTAAAAAATTGTGGAAATTTATTGAAGGAGGGAATTCGCTTCGCTCCTGGGACAAAGTATGCTTCTATCTGTGCAGATGTGCAGGTAAGTAATGTGAATCTATTACAGAATCACCAACATCCTATTCCCGCCCCTTCAAAATCCGAATCGCCTTATTCCTCTGACGCTGCTGACCTCGGCGGAACATTACAGACTCAATCGGAGTCTTCTTCCCTCGGAGAGTCGCAATCTTCTTCATCACCTTCTTCACAGTCGGCTTCACAACTTTCAGAAGCAGATCGGCAAGCGGTTTTGCAAGCAGTGCGGAAGTCGTTGCAACGACAGCAATCGATGCAGTCGCAGTCACAGCACCAGCACTAGGTATATTGCCTACAATCTGATCAGGAATAGATAACTTCTCTGTTACCTGAATACATTCCTTACCAACCAGTCGATACTCAGTGACCTTCTTGTCACCTTTGATGTGTCCGACTGGTTCTTTTAATTTCTGTGCTTCTGTAGGGCACTCCACCTTTGCTGTCGCTGCATTTCCTGTATCAGGTACTTCAGGTGCCTTGATTTCAGGATTCTTAGTGGGTGCTACAGGGGGGACTGGAGTATCATACTCAAAGTCCATCTTATTTGTGTCATAGTCTAGTGGATTGAATGACGGGACTCCAGCATCACAGTATGTGACCAGTCCATTCTCATCATCAACACCGACTGTATTAGAATTATTGTTTGATTCGTGTGCCTCTACACAACCAGGGATGTCCACGATAGGTACACCCACCTGATTCACTATTGGTGATGCTGGTGGTATTGCAGTAGGTGCAGACACTGCCCAGTCACGGACCTCAGGGATAGTAGTGTCCCTAATATCAATAGTGTTAGTGCTGATATCAGGAATGTCAATGTTAGGCATAGGTCACTACCAATACGACACGACGTTTGTCTTTAGGCATACCATGGCAATGTGGTCCCTGAAATAAAATAATAGAGTCTTCCTCTGGATGGAATACATCATCTCCAACGATGGTTTCACCACCAGCATCAGTCAAATATATCAGGACATTCTTGTGTGGGAAAGTATGATCCTCATGCACAGCACTAATCTTAGGGTTAGTTACTAGAGGATCAACAGCATTTGCATTCATCCTAAGAAGATAGTTAAAGTCCATACCTTCATTAGCACGAATGATCTGAGCAAAGTAATCTAGAAAGATATCGATATGCTCAGACCTGGGTTTAGGAAACCCAGAAAACTCAGGTCTTTCTAAGAAGGTATGTCCATAGAAGTAAAAACTATCGTGTCCGTTTTTACTGCACATCCAAGGAAACAATTCACCCAGGACTCTAGATTTCAGTGTGAAATAATCTGGAGTCTTTGGATTGACCAATTCTCTCAACATAATTAACAATCATTAAATACTTCACCGACTTGTGATCCTAACTCAGACCCTGCCTTCTGTCCTAGAAGGAGTGCCCAACCACCTGCCAACCATCCTATGTAGGGGACACTAGACAGTGCAGGGACAGCGACACCAGCAGCAATAGCACTACCTGCCATCGCACCTTGTGACCGTGCTCCAGCGTCCGCCGCTATGCACTCGGCGCTTACACCTCCTGTCTTTCCCACTTCACCTATTGCACCTCCCATATTTCTGGTGCCATCCATGGTGTATTGATCATAGCGAGTCTCGCTACGTTTCTCACGACTGCCACCAAACATTCCCTTCTTATCCTTGTCCAGGTTTAGAGATCTATGTGACTCTAAGATAGCAGGATCATTGGCCTTGTATTCAATACTATAACCATCCTTAGTTGCTTCAAGTTTGTATGAAGAATAAGGAGTCCCCTGTGGGATCTGGATTGTAGGGACCTGTGACACACGAGGTTGCTTTGGTCTATGAATAACATACCCTAATAGCCCAATGTGGGCGATGGCAAAAGCACCACCGACCACACCTGCTGCAATCTTTAGTTTGTTATTCATGGCATCGCGGGGATAATTGCACCTCCAGTTGCCTTAGGCAACTCGGGTGTTGCAGAATTCATAAGACTAGGTAACGCAGCACTGATTGCCTCAGTTGCTGCTTCAGCAACTTGACCCATGACTCGGGATCTAATTGCTTCGCGTTGGAAGTACACATATGCACCTCCACCGATGAGTGTGGCAGTCCCTAGAAATGAGATTACTGCCAAGGCGTTAATTACCTTTTGCATTTGTTTCCTCCTGTTTTCCGATTGACGGGGCTTTCTTTGGAGCACTACCATTTTTCGCTGGCGAAAGTCCGAAGGCAGCTAACGAGCCGCTGAAGACCGAGGCTATGAAGGTAGGATCGAAATCTAAGATTTTCTGTCCGTTAGGAAGTCGGACGTAACTGAAGGTGAGTAGGGATGCCGACCAGATAAGGACGACAACTTTCACTAAATTACCAAGAACTTCACTTTTGTCTTCATCATTTTCCTTCTCATCTACAGCAGGCTTTGTGTCTGCCATGATAAGTTATACCTCTGCTGGTTGTTTTTTCTTTCCAATGTTGTATTTGGACTCAAGAGTCCATTCACCTTTGTCCTTGAAGGACAAAACTTTAATTTGATTCAGTGGTGCCAGATCAGCAACCTCTTCCTCTCTCGCGATTGCAATCAAACCCCAGTCTGATAACAATTTTGCAATGCGATTTCTACGTTGGATGTCATTCGTGGTGATGTTGGTTGGTTTTCCATCCAACGCAAACAACTCCTTGAAGTGTACAACGTAATACTTACCACGTTTGTGGAGAATGTGACAAGACTGATACAGTTTGCGCTCTTTCCTTGACGCAACACCAATACGGGTGAGGGTTTCTCTTACCTTGAGAAAGTCATCAGGTTCTTTAAGCGTCACTTCGAGCATCATGTCTTGAGACCATTGGATCTCGTCGCTCATTTCTTACCTCCAGTATTCAATTTAGATGCAATGATTTGTAGTTGGTCCTGGGTTAGAATCTTTAGCGCCGCTTGTGCTTTCTCAGTGTTGTAACCATAGTATTTTTTAACTAGGTCAAGATCACCGTTCTTTATCTTCTTGTCCCATGGAGAAAATCGTTTCGACTTTCTCACACTATATAGGTAATATGAATATTGTAGATCGTTATCAGCATGGTCGCACATATTCATCATGTTAGCGTGCATCAACGTGTCGATATGATGCATCATACATTTGTTGATGACGTATGCTGGATACTTCTTCATGGCAACAGGATCTTCTGTGAGATCCCCCTGCTTTAGATTGATGCTGTTGAGATAATCTTTGAGAGGAATATCATACTGTTTCATAGAGGGATGACAGAGGAGTGGATTCAGTGAAGTTAGTGACCAGCAATTCGGTCTTGAGTTTGTTGTCTGCCCTATGCTTCATGCCATAGGTAATCTTAAACTCTTCCTGGTTGAAGTCCTTGTATGCTTCCTTCAACTCATCGTCGATATTATATGTGACCAACCACTTATGAGGACAGATCTTACAACAGTCTACAAATAATTCGTGATTGAAATTCTTATGCATCTCTGCATTGGTGCCATATAGATAGGTGCCAATCTTGTAAGGAGGATCCAAGAATACAAAGACACCAAGACGCTCACTCTCTTGATCATTCATTACATCATTGTAATCAAGGTTGGTGATGTGCCACTTCTGAATCACCTCGGAGATACCCTTCAGATGATGAGCACCACGAGTGGTAAAGTTTTGTTTGGATGCAGTCTTAGAGAAGGATGAGTTTTCAGTCAACCCGCTATAGCTACACTTATTAAGAATCCAAAAAAGCACAGCTTGCTGAAAAGTATCCGCCTTGGATATCTCATCTTTAGCGGAGAGGAATAACTCTTTTGCTTTTTCTTCTGTGCTGTTTTCAACTTTGATGTTGTAAAGGGTATCTGATAACTCATCACCACGCTCTTGAAGAGTCTTCCAGAAACTGTAGAGATACTCATACTTGTCATTAACCCACACGGGGATGTCAGGATACTTCTGAGAGAATAGAAGTGCTACGCTCCCACCACCCACGAAGGGCTCACGGAATTCTTTGATCTCACTTGGAAACTTCTCAAGCAACATCTTTGCTACCCTTGATTTACCACCAGGATAACGGAGTGGTGTCTTCAAATACTTCATGAAATAGAAACTGTTAGTTGTGGCATGTCGTATGGACCAACGTTTATCTTCCCACAAGGGAAGACATTGAATGAGATAGTCCAACGGTCATAGGTATCTAGTTGACGACCTGAATAGTGCTTCAACCAGGAGGGAAAGAGAATAAGTTTATTCTCATCTGCATCAACTTTCTCATTGATGCCCCACTCACGATCCATCATATCACCTTGGAATACATCTAGTGTATCAGATGTGCGAGGTGTAACAGGATCTTCAAAGAAGGTAGGAGCACCAGGGGTGAGATAATAAACAGCACTCAGATAGGACATTGGATGCCTATGTAAGGGGTGTCCATACCCACTCTTTGCAGGTGCATGGTTAAACCACATGGAAGAGATCTCTAGAGAATCACAGTAGAGTTTATAGGCATACCTATACTCCGCCAGACAGTCCCAAAAGAATTGCCTCAACTCAGTGATAGGACCTTCCTCAATCTTATGCAGATCAGGACGTGAGGTAATAACACCCTCAGGAAAGTTTGACTGAAAGGATGGATACCCATCCATAGATTCAATCACACGTTGATTGAGAGTCTTATCAGGTTGCATGTATGTCCTACACACAACAGGAAACATATGTACTTCAGTCCCTTGCATAGTCGCTAAGTTTCAATGGTCCAAGATCTTTCCATGCGTCAACTTTTACTCTAGACATAGGTGCGTCATGCCCACCACTGTTAATACTACCTGTGGGGAAGGTGTTAAATGCAATAGAATACCTATCAACATCATCATGGTTAGGTAGACTAGCATGAATCATATAACTGGGGAATATAATTAGTCCACCAGGACCGCCATGAAATGCTATCTCCTGAGCAATCGTCCCATCTAGATGGAAAGACGCCCATTCTCTTTGGAAGAGAGGGTCAACAAAGATAGTAGGAGGACCAGGAGTAAGGTAAAAGATACCACTCAGATAAGACATGGGGTGCCTGTGGGCATCATGATGATGACCAGTCTTTGCTAGAGATCTATTTGCCCATGCTTTGTTGACTGCCAAACGATCGCAATCAAGACCTGTATCAAAGTGAATAGTATCTACACACTGCTGAAACCATGACATGAGTGGTGCAAACACTTCACGATCATGGAGGTCAGGTGATGTCTTAACACCAGTGGGTTGGTTATATGATTTATACTCTAATTCCTTTATAAGATTTAGAGTGTTATCAAGAAGAATTTGACTACAACGAAACTCATAACACTGAATAGGAAAGAAGTTATGTTGTTGATAATTCTGTCTCATATCACACCATTGAAACGATCATTCTTATGTAGTAGGACACCATCAACCTTCTGCATTAGATCTTCAAGAGAGTAATGTAGTTGGCGATAACCACTACCAACATAAAGTTGCCCAAGGACTACTGCAATAGTTGCAGCACCCCAGAAAATATAATAGTAATTTGACTTCACTTGCTTTTTCATAGCACCAGTTTCTTACTAGGAGTTTCAATTATACCAAACATTTGCTCAAACTGCTCGACCACTCCCTCCTGAGTATCAGTAGGACCATACACAAGGTAGTCTTTAGGCACAGTTACTGGAGTGTTACGACCAGCAAGCAGTGGTGCCCATGGAGCAAACCCTAGAGTGCCTTGTCCGTTAGGGATAGCAACAATAGGATTGGCAACAGTGACGGTGGTGTCACTCTCTTCAATCAGGTCTGCAACGACATCTTCGCCAGACCGCATACGCATCAGTTTTACATTCATTTGGTTTCACACCTCATCATTAACTCAGTCAAGAATGCCACCATGTTGATCTCCTGGTCAACAACAAAAGCAGACTTGTACTGATACTCAGAGATGACCAGCACTGCTTCAGGAATTGATTTGGGATCGAAGTGGTTGTAGAGATTGTCATAGATCTTCCTCATAATAGCGACGGGCTCGTTGTCCATATTCTGAGTCACCCACTTCTTCATGTTGGTAAACTCTTTCTTACGAATATATCCGACGAGGTTGGTAATGTTGATGTCATTAGAGACACCAAGGATACCTGTATCAATCTTCCCAGAAGAAGAATACCGTTGCAACTCATTGAGTGTGCGACGGAAGTCAGGGAAGTGTTTCTGGACTACCTCAGCGACAACCTTAGGTTCGTAGGTTACGCTCTCACTATCTAGGATAGTTTTAACACGGTTGAAGAATGCTCCTGCCATTGTTGCTTTCTCCTTACCCTTGAGGGTGAAGTCAACAACAGAGCAACGTGAGTGCAGAGGAGAGATGATCTTATTCTTGTAGTTACAAGTGAAGATGAATCTACAATTCTTTTGAAACTCTTCGATGCAAGCACGAAGAAGCATCTGCACATCAGGTGTGGTGTTGTCTGCCTCATCAATGATGATGACCTTATGCTTAGCAGTGGAGGTCAGAGAGACAGTAGAAGCATAGACCTTTGCCTGATTACGGACGGTATCGAGGAAACGACCTTCGTCAGATCCGTTGATAACCAGACAGTCAGCACCCAACTCTGCACACAGTGCCTTGGCGATAGTAGTCTTACCGACACCAGCAGACCCTGAGAGCAGGAGGTTGGGGATCTCACCTTGGTCCAGAAAACCTTGAAAGATTTCCTTAGTGCTCTCTGGTAGAATACATTCGTCAATAGTTTGAGGACGATACTTTTCTACCCAAAGAAACAAGTTGGACATAATCAGGGTTCGAGTGCGATGAAATAGTTGAGCTCACTGGCGCTGAGACTGGTGAAGTTAGCAATGTTGCGATTAGAAATGCACACATGGTAACTACCAGGAAGCAGTTTCAGATTCTCAACCTTGAAACAGAAACAGAAATTGACCCTTTCAGGTGTCATTTTCGTAGGGTCATGGAAGACAACCTTCTTAAGTGGAAGAGAGAATACATTAGAAGTATCATTCTTCTTGTCCTTCACACAGATGCTGTACTCACCTTCGTATCCATAGATGCAGAGATCTTCCACACCATAGACTTTAGATGCCTGCATCAGTTGCTCCAGATCCTGTTGAGGCAGGTCGAAAAACAACTCAGGGTCAGGGAGGTCGGGGTTAAACTCAGGGACTCTACCAATAATTTCGGGGTCACTGTAGTAGAAGGTGGTCTTACCCTTAGTATCTTCATCAAAAATCACAACCTTCTTGTTGTCGGGGAAGAAGAGAGTGGGACTCTTGAAGAGAGACAGAGCACCAAGGAAGAGAGGCAGGTCATAGATTGCCATCTGCTCGGGAATGCCTTCGCGAATTTGCGTGGCAGCAATGATATTTTTATTGACTGACATCGTTTCGACAAACTTACCAGGGTCAATAAGGATAGACTTGTTAATAGCACTGAAGTTACGCAACACCTCAATGGTCTGCTTGCTCAGTTTAACAGTTTGTCTTGCTTCTTGATTCATAATTACTGGGGGTAAGTTTCGATTTGTGTGGACTGGTCGCTGAAGTGAATCAGCAACACTGCATAGTGTAGCACTTTCATAAGGTCACGTCTAGCGGTGCCTTTCTTGTCATAGCGAGAAGCATACTTCAGGATGTTACTCCTGCAGAATGCCTCAGCGTCACCACAAGCATTGATGAGATCAAGGGTTTGGATACCATCAGGACCACTGGAATAGTGTGCCCTGTAGGTATCCGAAATGTAGTCTTGCAACTCCTTGATGATCTCGTTTTCGTTATACTTGTTTGCCATAATAAACAGAGATTATCTATAAATGATATCAGAGATTGAGAGGATTGTCAACGGAAACATCAACGTCAGCGTCAATCTTATCATACAATTCGATGAATGATTGCTTGGTCTCATCATCGAAACGGTTGAGGCACACCTTGATTGCCTTCACACGGTCAGAGAAGATGCTGTAAGCACGGATGATGTGGACGAGGCGACGAGTGGAGATCACTTCATCGACACCACCATCCTTGAAAGTCTTACGGATGATGTCTGCCCATGCAACCAGATTCTTGATGTAATCATCGTCACAGCACTGCAACTCAGCACAGTAGTTGTTGAGCATCTTGGTCTCAAGAGAGGGAGCAGGATACTCTTGCTCAAAGGTGACAGGGAAACGCTCAAGGAATGCTTCGTTGAGCACGTTGGTGCCAACAAAACGACCGTCATCGCTACCCTTACCCTTGGTGTTAGCAGTGGCAAAGATGTTGAAACCAGCAGCAGGAGACACCTGACGACCGATCTTCTTCAGGAAGACACCCTTACCTTCAAGGATGGACTGCAGACAGAGGATCTTGTTAGATGCAAGGTCGATCTCGTCAAGCAGCAGGACAGCACCACGCTCAAGTGCTTCGATCACAGGACCGTTGTGCCACACAGTCTCACCATTGACGAGACGGAAACCACCGATGAGGTCATCCTCGTCAGTCTCTACAGTGATGTTGACACGGATCAACTCACGTCCGAGTTGGGCACATGCTTGCTCGACTCCGAGAGTCTTACCGTTTCCAGAAAGTCCAGTAATAAAAGTTGGGTAGAAAATCTTGGACTTAATAATCTTCTTAAGATCTGTAGCGTTGCCAAAGGGTACATAATTGGCGTCCTTAGAAGGGATGAGTGATTCAGTTGCCTTCACGACAGTCTCAAGTTGCTGACGGACTTCCTGCACAGAGAGATTCCACTTGCCGATGCCAGACTTGTGGTCCTTGAGGCGCTTCTTGACAGTGGCAAAGGAGCAAGAGAAGTGCTCAGCAGCACCAAGCAATTCCGTGGTGCCGACTTCCTCGCCGTGCTTAACTGTAAGGTAGTTGATGATGTCGTCGGTGGTCACGGGGTGTGGTGCGAATGCCATGTGTGTTTCTTTGTTGTGTATGCATATATTATACACACGCATGAGGGGAATAGAAGTCCACCCATGACGGTTTTCTATCTGGCACACGCAGGTAGTTGGTCGCTACCCATGGTTTGCTTGCCACATAGCGTTGGTATGCAGTGATGGTGTCTATATCTTCGTCATATTTCCATTCGTCAGGCATAGCACGAGCGAAGGGAGTGTGATCGTCGGGACAACCATATTGATACGTCAGTGCAGCGAGCACCAGTGATGGTTGACATGAGTGTTTCTTTCCATATCTATATGTATACTCTTCGCATAGAGAAATACCATGCTGCATTAACCACTGAATGTTATGCTTAGACTCTGCTACCCACTTAGTGCATGGATGATTACGAAATGCACCTTTCTCTGTACGATAAGGAGTCCCATCCTTTTTAAGGACAGGACCGTGATTGAGATACCATTTACTGAATACAATAGAGAGCATTTGACAGCACTCTAGTGGCATTTTTACGATGTGTTTGTCTGGCAGCATAGTCGCTGCCAGGACAGGATCATCATCTACTGCAAAGATATTCATGCAATTTGTGTGATAAAGGATGAAAGAATACGCTTGTTGTTTGCTTTCGCTTTGAGGGTCTTCTTGAAGGCACGAGTGATCTGTGCCTTGGTTGCATCTTCCTCTACATCAAACTCTACGTCATCATGCATCTTGCTGCTTTGAATTACAAACAATTCTTGATAACCCATCATCGGTGCAGAGGCAGACTTGTGCTTCTTAAAGTTAGCATGGACACTCTGCTTCTCCTTGATTGTCAGGGTATTGAAATTGTTGATGATGTAATTGATATCACGAGGAGTGCCGATACGGAAACCAGTGAAGTTGCACTGTGGGAAGCGACCCTTCAGGTAGCGAAGGATAGTTTCAGTCAGGTAGTTACCCCACTTAGGATAGTTGTAGGTACGACCAGTCTTACGGCAACGAATTGACTCACTACCACGCATTGCAGAGCGATGAATCTCATCATCATAAGAAGACTTGACCCAGATACCAGACCAGTTGCTCTCACCATCAGACAGGACACTGATGTGACACTTCTCAACGCCATGCTTGGCAGTGAATGCAGGGATCAGTGTCTGTAGGCACAGAAGTGCTTCATTCAGAGGAGTGCCACCAAGGTGGAGGTGGGGAGGGAGTGCATCAGGCACAGGACGCTCGAAGAATGGACGCTTGTTTCCATAGCGTTGCTCATACATCTGAGTAACACGGAAGAGATCGCGAGCATAACGGTCAAACAGTTGGTTATTGAGGTCACTGTTGAGGAATTCTACGAGGTGGAAGTATTCACCGATGTAGAAAGTATTTTCCTTGCCAACCTTCTCTTCGTAGTTACGAATATCACCGTATGATCCATCATTTACGAAGGCATATACGCTGAATGGGATGCCTGACTTACGGCAGAAGAAGCACAGCGACAGCAGTTGCTTGAAGGTGTCATGGATTGCTTCTGCCATGGACCCAGACCAGTCAAGGAGGAAGATCAGACCGTGATTCTTGCCATCAGGACGGATAGTAACCTTCTTGAAGAGGTCTTCATTATAAAGATACTGGTGAAGTTTGGCAGTGTCAAGTACACCTGTCTTAGAGATGGACTCGCGAGCGTATGCTGCTGCAGATTTCTTCAACTCAAACTCTTTTTGGAGATATGACACCTCACGGGTGCATTCTTTCTTGAAAGCAGCGTAGTTTTGGTCAGCAACAGTGAAGTCAACGGGTTGATCAGGATTCATGTGGTTGCGCCACTCATCCCAATACTTCTGGGACTTCACATTGACAGTCCTAGGGTCAATAATGATGTGTTTCAGGTCAACATCAGCGACTTCAATGTAACGAGACTCGTGATGATCATACTCAGATGCAATGTCTTGCATTGCTTCCTGAAGGGACTGATCAGTGACTGCCTCTACGCTGTCACGGTTGTAGGAAGGGGTGTCAAGGTCAGCATCTTGCTGAGTTTCCTTGTCATCTCCCTCTTGCTGCTCATCACCATCATCTTCTTCACCCCCATTAGAAGGTCGCTCATCAGGTGCTTCTTGCTCGTCGCTACCACCACCAGCATTGTTGTCTACTTCGGGCAAATTATCGATTTTTTGCTGCTCTTTCTGTGCTTTCTCAAACTCTTGGATAGCAACAGCAGCATCGATAGCATCTTGGAAAGTCTCTGCTTCACCCACTGCATCACGAAGAGGAATCTCCTCATCAGTGAAGGGGAAGAAGTGATTTGCACCTAGTTTATAGTAAAGATTGATGCGGTCAATCAGTTTGAGACTGTCTGCATTGATGTCCTTGACTGAGAAGAAATCATCTTCATGGAGTTGCTTGTATCCACCGTAGAAATCCTTGGAAATACCAGCAAATTTACGCTTCATCAACTTCTCAATGCGAGCATCCTCAGTCACGTTGACGTAGGACTTTGGACAAGGAAGGGAGTCCAGACTGTCGTCATTAGGAGTGAAGAGAGCATGACCCACTTCATGTGCAACCAGAAGGTTGAAGACAATTTCTTTAGCATTCCAGATAGGGAGAGTCAAAACGCGCTTCTGCACATCAAAGGAAGCGGTGGTAACTGCCCTGTGCTCAACAACAAGGTTTTCAGATGCGAGGAGTTTGGCGAGAGTGCCTTTGACTTCTTGTACGGTCATGCGTTTCGTGTGTATGCATATATTATACACACCCAGATGACCCCCGATAGGGGTAGGGTGCCACTTTATTGACTGTCCAGTGCCATGGACGAGAAGTCACCCACCTTATCAAACTTGACCACAGTATCAAACTTGTCCAGAAGGATGTCCCCCTTGTGACTGATGACAAATAGGTTGGTGCGCTCGTCCATACCCCTCAAAATCTTCATCAATTCGTCTGTAGCAGCAGTATCAAGGGAAGAATCGAATACCTCGTCAAGAATGAGGAGGTTGGTCGATGCAGAGTTTTTCATCTTCGCAATATCACGCCAGCAAAACAGCAAAGATAGGTCAATTTTCTGCTTTTCACCCTCCGAAAACGATGCATAGGAGAATATATCACGGAAGCGAGACTTGATGACCTCGTTGAATTCTTCATCCAATGTGAAGTTGACAAAGAAGTCCATGGACTGCAGATATTTATTGATCAAAGTGTTAAAAATAGGCACAAATTTGCTGATTACCTTACTTTTAATGCCACTGTCACGGAGCAGTGAGGACACAACTTTTAGGTTGTCAAACTCCTTGCTGACACCTGCACAACGCTCCATATTTTGAGCGTATTCTGCCTCATAATCCTCCAATTTTTGCCTCTCTGAATCAATATCTGGGGTCTCTTTGTTGACTTCAACCATGATATTTTCATTCTCTCTTAGCAGTCGAGCGACCTGCTTGTCAATACTCAAATTATCGCTCTGCAATTCAATAATTGACTGCCCATACCCCTTCAGATCACGCAATTTATCATACAGTTTACTGACCTGATCATCGATCTTCTGGTAACCCTCAGTGTATTTTACACGACGTGACTCAGCGTCCACCAGTTGACGCTGTTTGTGGTCTTCTTCAAGGTTTTGTGAGCATGTTGGGCACTTATCATGCTTAGTATAGAATTTATGATCCTTCTCTGCTTTGTTTTTATTCTGCTCAATCTTAGATCGCATGTCACGGAGACTCTCATACTTCTCCTGCACATCTGCAGAGTTAGTTACACTCTCTGCAAGCACACTCATAGAGTGATCATTCTCTTTCTTGCGTGTTTGCAGATTAACAATGCTATCTTCGTTGGTAGTAAACTTTGTTTGCAGTTTCTGGATCATTCCTTCCTGCAATTCTGTCAGTTTATGGATGGATGCACGCTGGTGATTCAGTTTTGTCTCACAGATCTCCATCTCATGCTTACACTCAGTGAATGTATCCTTATTATCCTTGACTCGATCCTTCAGGATCGTATTCATTTTGGAGAAGATTTTGATGTCAAGGAGGTCTTCAACAACTTCTCTTCTGTGCGTAGCAGAAAGCTGCATGAAAGGGACAAAAGTTGAAGAACCAAGAATAACCACTTGAGTGAAAGACTTGTAGTTAAATTTGAGTATGCTCTGCTCAAGGTATTTCTGATAGTCTTTCTGTGCAGCGTCTTGATCGAGGAGTTGTCCGTTACGGAAGATCTTAAAAACGCCTGGTTTGATACCTCTGATGACATGATAACTTACTTTACCAATAGAAAACTCAATCTCAACAACACATTCTTTCTCATTGACGCTGTTGATTAGTTGAGACTTACTAACTTTACGGAATGGTTTATTAAATAGCACAAAGCACAGGGCATCTAGCATAGTAGATTTCCCTGCACCGTTACTTCCGATAACAAGATGTGATTTAGATTCGTTGAGAGATAACTCAGTGAAAGTATTACCTGTGCTCAGGAAGTTTTTCCAACGAATCGTTTCAAAAATGATCATTTATCTTGCGGTGGCGGAATAACAAAATTGTCAGCATCGATTACGGAGAAACGATATCCATACTGACGACAATTCTCTTTGACAGTATCTTCATCTACCTCCGTGACGGAGAGATCACGGGGGTATTCGTCTGCCTTTAGCATTATATAATAACGTTCTGCGTCATCCTTGTCAACAAACAACTGGACGACTCGCTCCATCTTCTCATCGTCTCTGACTGCGTATACTCCACCTGATTTATTGTCAGTTAGTACAAACATTACACCTCCAACGCTTCCACATATAGGGACTTTAAGATACCAAAGATCTCTTCGCGATTGGAATACTCAGAGACACACGATTCTAGGATAGAAAGAGTGTCTTCAACCTCAATCTCTTCATCAATTTCACCCAACTCCTGAGTCATGTCTTCGACAATCTTCAGGTCTGCTAGGTCAACCTGCTGAAGTTTCCTTACGCATCTATCAAACTTTACCTGATCCTTCTTGTCACCTACAATTAGTTTAACATAGGTGCCTTCTAACTGTGGGAAGGTAGAGACATCAATGTCATCTGTGTAGTAGACTTTATTGAAGGTATTATAAGGATTTGCCACGAATTCCATGGACAAATCATCTGTATTTAGGACATGAAATCCACGATCATATCCATAATCATTCCAGTAAAGTTGATAAGGATTACCAAGATACTGGATAGGACCCTGCTTACTCTTCATATGATAGTGACCAGAGCAGGTAAGGTCAAATTTCTCAAAGGGAGAGCGGTCAATACCATGCTCCATCTTAAGACCAGGAATGACCTCAAATCCATTCAACTCAAGGTGTCCTAGACACACAGATGCCTTAGATGTTTTGACCTTTTTCATCACCTGCTCCTTGTTTTCAGGGCAGATCCATGGTAGAAGAAGAAAGTTTGTCTTACCAAACTTCTTAGATGTAGGTTCTGTGATGACTTCAATGTTGTTGTAGTCACCCAGCAGCAACTCAGGTGCATTCACCTTGAGAGTATTCTTATAATAGATGTCATGATTACCCACCAGCATGGACATACGAATGCCACGCTCAGCAAGGGGATCAAACCACATCTCTCTTGCTGCATCAAGTGAATTAAAATTCACATACTTACGACGATCAAAGGTATCACCAAGTGCAATGACCTGAGTAATACCTTCTCTGTCAATGTAAGGGATGACTATATCATTATAAAATTTTTGATACAACTTGGTGTAGAAAGTATTGTCATTTCTAACACCAAAGTGTTGATCAGTTATCAGTAGAATCTTCATTCCTTTTACCATTCTCTAGATCACGGAGGCGGCGACGCCAATAACCACGGTCATTACTATCGGAGCAGGGGTTGTCACGCTCTTGGGCATCGTGCAACTCTTGATTTCCGTCTCGTGTCATTACAGTTTAACTCCTTTGGTAGTGTTAACGTGTCTAGTATACAGGTGCATGGTGCCTTCTTGCAAGCACTTGAGATGCCATCTCGTCATCTTAAGGACACCTTCATAAGTGCCCCCTGTAAGGAAGTTGGCACCAAGGGGATCCCTAACTACACTGGTGTAGAGACCAAAGCGGGTCTTCTTGATGTAGAAGGCATCATCAATCCATTCGACATCCTCGGGGATGTGCTTCTCAATCGTGGGATTAGATCCCAGCGACGTTGCAAGGGTTGCTCTTTTCGTCTCAGTGGTCATTAGTTACGCATGTTGGTTTCGATACGACTCTTGATAGAATTCATGTCCGCATGGTTATCATTCTCATCTGAGTGGAAGACTTGATCGTAACCATTCTTCTCGATGAGTTTGTCGCGGATGTCCATCTGACGCTTTTCTTTGGCGATTCGTCGCAGAAACGCATAATACACGATCTGTGTGAAATATGCAAATGGGTTTTTACTCTTGGCAGGATCGAAATTATCGATGTATTGGACACAATTCTCTACACCATCGGAGATCATATCCTCCTTATACATGTAGTTAATGAAATTAGGTCTATATGACAGGTGGGTGGCAATCTTCAAGAAGCAATCCCCTAGGTAGTGAGTAATCCTAGGCTTAGGTCTGTCTTGTAGCTTGGCAGTCTCAACTGCTTCTCGATACTTAACGATCTCCTCAAGAAACTTTTTGTTATCAACGTAATGTTGTTTTTTCTTAGGAGGCATTACAGTCATATTTAATTTTTTCTCACTTAATCATTATAAAAGATAATGCTTGAAAGGTCAAGCTTGACACAGTTAAGAATAATAATTATACTCAACCATGTAAGGGTTGGAAAGGAACTACTTAGAGTCTTTTTCTTTAGGTGGTTTCTTCCACTGAGCCTCTAGTTTCTTTCTCATCTCTGACACCTTTCCCACAAGACCCATGTTTTCATTCATGGGCACACCAGGATCAGGATCTTCACTGCCTCTACCTTCTTTTCTCCACCACATCTTATACATCATGATTGCTTCTGTAGACATTGGAGCAATCGTTACGATGTCAGGTTCTTGGATTATATAAAACTCTTCATCTGACCACATCATCCATTTAGTAAATCCCGCAGCAATACCCATCTCACCATCTCTCTCGATGGGAGTCAGGGTAGGACAGAGAGGGTCAGACACATATACCATTGTGCAGTTATCTTCATTCGTGGCGATCATTGATCCCATTACTTCTTCACCAGACACCAACTTAACAATGCCGTAGAATTCGTTGTCGTGACGGATGTAGTTAATCATTTTCGTAGGTTTACCTTAGTTACTTCATAATCAAATTTCTCTTCATCATAGATCTTCAATCGTTCTATGAGGTGACGGAGAGTGTAGTTGTGTCTGCTACCTCGGGAGCAATCATCGGCAATGTCATACAACACTGCTTGGGCTTTATTGTCTCCTTTACGCAAGACACGTCCAATGGACTGGAGGTTTCTTACTCGTGATTTAGATGGACTTGCAAAGATTACATTATGTAGGTTGCGAATGTTGATGCCTGTAGAGAATGTGCCGTAGGATGCAAGGATGATTGCATTCTTCTCTTGCTCACAGATTTTGCGAGCCTCTTCTCTTTCGACAGCATCGACACCACCATGGATAAAGAAGATCTTACGATCTTTACTCACCTTATTATTTAGCATCTCCCACAGAGGGTCTCCGTGCTTCTCGATGTAGTTGAATAGGATGAGTGTATTGCCATCTAGATCCTCTGCTAGATTACAAATTAGGTTATTTCTCTTAGGATGTGTTACTATGTAATCCATCTCTTGCTGATAGGAATCGAATGGCACATGACCATGCTGCAACAACAGGCATTTCACTTTCAGTGGTGTCAGCTGTCCCTTTTTCATTAGATCGACAGTTGTGGTCACCTTATCACAGCGTCCAAATAGACCCTCCAGCACCAACTGATGACTATACATTCCATCTAAAGTACCAGTCAGTCCAATGCGGTAGCGTGCATCGTGACATTTATTCAGAATACCTGTTAGACTCTTCGCCTTATACAGGTGTGCTTCATCGCCAATGATTACATCAAACCTTTCAAAGAATTTCTTGGGCTCTTTGTAGATGCTCTGCCATGTAGAGATAACAACAGGCGCTTCTACATACCTCTCCTGTCCACCCATAATCTGATGGACATATCCATCTGCTGCCCAACCATAGTCTTTGAAATCCTGTGTCAACTGAGACACCAAGGAGACTGTGGGCACAATGATTAGGATCTCTCTTTCCGCCTTGAGATGCCAGCGGACAAGACCATAGATGATCAGCGATTTTCCCGATCCTGTCGGGGATAGTAGTAACTTGCGACGCTGCTTAATTGCCGTGAAAAGTGCTTTGAGTTGGTAGTCTCGAATCTTAAATGGCAATCCCAGAGATCTAACAAAAGACGCAACGCTTTCAGGTGAGACATATTCCTCCTCGTCATTGGGTAGACCAAAGTATTTACTATCTCTGATAGTATACTCGTATCCTTTCTGGTCAAGATACTGTGTAAGGTAATCATATAGTCCGACATAGATCTCTCCTGTCCCAGGAGAATACAATCTGATCTTACCGTCCCATACTCTCTTCCTAAATTGCGGCATGAATTTAGCGCCAGGCACTTCAAACTGGAAGTGCTCGCTTAATTCTTTATGGATATGTTGCTCACCTTCAACCTTCAGAAAAACCTCGTTTTTCTTTTCGATAGTTATCATCTGATACCATAATACTTCACAATCTCGATAGTATTCTTGATGGCAAATCCACGACTGTCGATTTGTTTTAGAATCCTATCAATAGAATTTATACAAGTTTCAAGGTAGTCGATTTTCTGCTGTGCTCTGGTCAATTCAGGGTCGCTATCAATGTACATAGGGAGATCTCCCTTGAGCACTTTGAGTGCAAAGGGTTTCTCTTTGTATACAGCAGCGGGTGCCTTACCAGAATAGTATTCAAACTTCTCGCGAAGCATCACCTTGCGCTTCACCTCTGCTTCTGATAGCATCAGTTTGAATTGATTATAAAACTGCAGGTATTTTGCATGGAGTCGAGGAGTTTCCATACTGTCGTTAGCAAGCAGCTCAGGCAACTCTCGATGGTCAAAGAATTTCTCTGCATCCTTTGCCCACATCTCCTCAATTTTTTCTAGATTCATTAAGTAAGTCGCTTATCACGCGAGTAATTGACGGTATCCTGTATCTCATAGCGTAGGTAATTGAATGTTACCTGTGCCATGGCATACTCTGTGCCATCTATTGTAGCATTAAACTCTAGTGCATTCAACCCAGTAGGAATCAGGTCCTCAAACTGGACGTTAAAATTCATTTTGAAGTTGCTGTTGAGCACAGTGAGTGTGCCGTCAGCATACAGATCATCGTTGCCAAACAGTGCAACCATACGACTTCTGAAGTCACGTCTCTCTACTGTGTCATCAGGTGTGCCGAGTGCGCGGATCCAGTTGTGCATGATCATATAGTTGGTCATATCCTCATCTACAAGGAATGACAACGTGAGGGGCTCATATGTCATGAAACCTTCCAGAGGCAGTGCTCTGAATGGTGTAGGTTGTTGCTGAATACCCAGTGTAATTTGTGGGATATTAGCAGACTGAGCGAAGTATGCAACCTTAGGATACTTGGCAAGCGAAAACCTAAACCCAATAGGCGACAGGAAATTCCTGTTTTCAATTTGTTTATTCCACGTTGCCATGTGTCTTAGGATATCTTGTCCTAGTATTTATAGGAGTGTATGTATATCCAACCAGGGAAAGAGGGGCTCTATAACTCCAATAAGTCGAAGCAAACCCTCAGCAAAAAGTGCAAGAACAACCCAACCAACACAAAAACTGATAATTGAAGCGTTACGATTATGTTGTCGTATGGCATCATCAATCATCTCCTTGACTTCTTCTTTAGTAATAGGAGCATTAGTCATCAGTGTCCTCGTTATGCCAGAAGTCTTCCCAATCTTTTTCATCAGCTTCGGTGATGTTTTTAGACTTCTCGTCGCTTGTAACGCGCTCAAAGAAATCATCGATGAAATCTAGGTCTTTCATTCAGCGTATTCTTGTAAGTGGTCTAGGACTTTGTTAAGTGCATCATGGGCACCGTCGTGCCAGTCCCCATTCTTGTCATGATGCTCACCATTATATAGTGAGGTCTTTAACTTGTATATTTTAGCAAGGAGATCGACCTTTCGCATTCTATTCCTAGGCATATATCTACCATATTATACCTTATTTAACAAAAAAGCGACCCCTGAGGGTCGCCAGAAATGAAAGTGTTAGGGGTTTCTCACATAAGTATCCTCCTGCAATATCTCTTGCAGCTGGTATTGTGTTGGATATCGCAATCAATTAAACATTCGTAGTAGTCATTAAGTTTCTGATTCTCGATGTCCATCTCATCGATCGTATCTTCAAAATGACGCCACTCGTCGAGTTGATTTCGCGAAGTTATGTTGTGCATAACTGACCTCCATATGTGACTCCATGATGTATGAAAGGAATTTCATTTCATGTCTCCACCTCATAATTCTATTACTACTTATCTTTGTTTTGGTATTGTAATATACATTTGTTGCTTTTTTACAGTGGCGTTACATAAAGACAAAAAAAGAGACCCTTGCGGGTCTCCATGTAACGTTTGTGAAACAAGGATCACATGAGGTTGGTGACCTTAACACGTCTGTAGTAACGGTTGGCGTTAGCGGTGAGTGCGCCTTGACCCTGAGTAAGACCCTCAGCGAAGGGATTAGCGACCATGCCGTAGCGAGTCTTAAATCCGATCTTGGGCTGGAAGGTGTCAGGACCCACAGCACGGACCATCTGGAGGGGCACATAAGGGCAGTAGAAGAGACCTGCGTCATAAGCACTGCTACCTTTGTAACCAGCCACATAGAAGTGAGCATCGGAAACGTTGGCAGAGTAAGGATCGACGTAGACCTTAATACGACCGTTAAGTGTACCAGCAAGAGTGCTGCTGTTGTCGTCGGGCAGCAGGTTGCTGTTACCAGACAGTGCAGGGGTGTAGTCAAGCACACCAGCCATGGACAGAGCAGATGCCACATCAGCAGAGCAGATGAGGATGTTGCCCTTCCCGCGACGAGTCTCGTGACCGATAGCATTCATGTCTCTCTCAATTTGGAAGAGAAGACCTTTGAATTTCTCAACAGACCAGCGACCGTTGGAGTCAACGTCGAGGTCAAACACACCAGCAGTAGCGGTGTTGTTTTGAGCGCCAGGACGAGCGATCTTGTAAACAGTTCTGACAACCTCACGGTTGATTTCAGCCAGCACTTCAGTGCTGAGGATGTTTGCAAGCTCAGACTCGGCGTCCAGACCGTGGACTGCCTTCAGATCCTGAGCAAGCTCAAGACTGTATTCTGCTTTCAGTGCTCTAGACTTCGCAGTAACGGTGACCTTCTCGATCGAGAAGCCCATTTCGTTGAAGTGGTTGTTAGCAGCGTCACCCAGTGCTTCAGCCTGGGCAGTAGTCATACCTTGACCACCGATGGTGTATTGACCAGCGCCGTCAGCAAGCAGACCAGGGTTGCTACCTGTCTGAGTGTTAGAGGCAAGACCGTTTGCGCTATTCTCGGAAGAATGCTCAGTATCAACTTCGTTGAAGAAGGTCTCAACGCCACTGTTAGCGATGTCTCTGTTGGTGCCCTTAGTGGAGCGCATTGCGAAGATCAGTCCAGTAGGACCAGTCATAGGCTGCACGCCGCAGATGTCATAAGCAATCAGCTTAGGCATGGAGCGTCTGATCAGAGAGATCAGCACAGGGTCGAAACCTGCAACAGGACCCGTAGCAGTGCTGCTACCAGAGTAACCTGTACCACCCAAGGAGTTAGTAGGAGCAGCTTCTGTTACCAGACCGCGCTCTTCCTTGAGGAATTTTTCTTGGTTTTCCAGGAGGACAGAGGTAACCGCCTTTCTGTAGGTATCCTTGATAGGATCGAGCTCATTGTGCTCAAGAATGGGGTTCCACTTTTCCTGGAGTGCTTCTGCGTTAAACATTTTTGTACTCGTAGGTTAAAAGGGGTAAAAAATTACTTGCTCCAACGGGAGATCGCTTGGGCATAAGCTGCCATTGCGTCGCCAGTAGGTGCGTTCTCGACTTCAACGTCCTCAGTGACCGTAGTCGCTTCAGGTTTTGTAGAGAAATACGATTCACGGAGGGTAGAGACCTTCGCACGGAAAGACTCTTCATTTTCAAACTCAACAGCTTCCGCCAGGGAGACAAGCTTCTCGCGTTGCGAGAGCGAAAGTCCCTCAGCGATCTCTGTCACAATCCCATTCTTGATATAGGTGCCGACACTCTTAGAGAGCTCGACATTTTCTTCAATAGACTCGTTGAGTTTTGCTTCCATGGTATCAAGTTGTGCCTGAATTTCTTCAACGACATCAACTTTTTCTTCGGGGAGATCAATATAGTTCTCCACGAAAACTTGCTTGAGACCAGTCAACATGTTCTCAGCCATCTCGGTCTTGATACCGTGCTCAATGGCGAGCTCATTCTTGGACATCCATTGACCAACCGCATAAGTCAGATACTCATCGACTTTTTCTGCGAGGTCGGACTTAACAGTCTCAATTTCTTCTTCAAGGACTTTAGCGTAGTCCTCGTGCATACGCTCCAGCTCTTCGTTGATTCTGGAAACGACCGCTGCTTCAAAGATAGTCTTAGCTTTCTCTTTGAATTCCTCAGACAGTTCTTCACCTTCTGTGAGAGCAGCAACGTCGGCAGACAGATCAACTTCGATCACTGTCTCCTGTGCTTCTTCAGCGGGCTCTTCAGCAATCACGTCGCCTTCAGGCTCGTGACCAGCTTTCACATCACCCTTAGCAGCAAATTCTGCTTTAGCGCCAGAGGCATCAGAGGGCTTAGTTGTTGGAGCGGGGGCATTCCCACCAGCAATAGTCTTATACTTATTGCTGTCATCAGTGGGTTTGCTGTTTTGGGGTGTTGGACCACCGAGGTCTTGCACACCAGCGAGACTACTACCGTCAGCGCCCAGTTTGGGCATTGGGTCAGCAGGTTTTGCGCCAGCGGTTACACTCGATTCATCCAGAGTTGTTTCAATCTCTTGTGACATTTTGTCTCCTGGGTACAAACGTGCGATATTTGCTATAGTTATTTATAGATTAAAGATTTTTGATGAAGGAGTGAAACGCGGAAAGTTTCATCTCATCCAACTGAGAGCGGTGTGCGTTATCAATTCTTTGTTTGATTTGCTCGATTCTTTGCTCTTGGATTGCGCCTCCAGCATAGACCCACTCTTTTCCTTCCATGATGCCATTGACAAAAGCGTCAGGGGCGGAAGGATCTGCTACGATATCCGCAGCAGTTGCGAGCATAAAGTCATCAGCGACAACTTTAATACCACCTTCTTCCTTGATAGATCCGAGACCTCTGGAAGATACACCTAGTTTCACACCCTCGTCGAGAAGCGACTTAGCGATGTTACCCATGGGGGTATCGAGAAGTCTTGCCTTACCTACGAAGTTGTTACCCTCTCTTTGCAGAGAAGTAATCAGGTGGGACACTCTATCTAGGTTAATAGTAGGACCATCGGGATGACCCAATTCACCTAGTGCGCGACCTTTGGAAATGTATTGCTCGTTGTATTTAGCAACTTCACGCTGAAGAGTTTCTGCGCGATACATGCGTCCATTTCTATTCTTGATTTCACCCTGCAGGAAAACACCTTCGATAAAGTGGCGCTTTCTGCCATCCTTACCTTCAGTGATTGTTACCTTAGCGGATTCAATCTCCTCCCTGATCAGTTTCATCTGTAGTTTCCTCTGGTGGTGTATCAGTTACTTCAGTCTCTGCAGATGCTTCGACTTCAGGTGTTTCCTCGGGCTCCTTAAACATGGAGGATCCGATTTCTTGTTTCTTTGCGTCAATTTGATCCACCGCTACGGTTTTCATAGCAGCGTCAACATAATCTGAAAGGTCTTTTTGACCCGCAAACAATGCGTTGACAATATCAAGCGCGGATTGTGTTGGCATGATTTATTTAGAATTCAATAATACTATTTAGAAATCTCCTTTTTTACGATCCGCAGGATCGATGCCCTGCTCCGCGTATTGATCCATCGCTTGCTGCTGAGGATCAACTGGCTCAGGTTGGAGTTGCATTGCCATTTGCTCGTGCTCCATGGCTGGCATTGCCATAGGATCCATGACTTTACCGTCAGCGATCTCCTTCTCCATCTCCTTATCGATTTCCTTAAACAGGTTATCGGGTTGCTTCAGGATCTGACGACGCATATACTCCAGCGAGAAGTAGCGACCCACGAAAGGATCCATCTGCTGCAGCAGTGCCATGCGTGCATTCATGATCTCCTGCTCTTTCAGCTCGGAGAAGTAGTTGTCAGCGATGAAGTCATACTGGATATGCTCTTTTGCCTCATCCCATTCCTCATGAGTGAAGACACCTTTCAGAATAAGTTGAGTCTTGAGCAGATCATTGAAGACATCAGCAAACTTTTTGCGGAGTCTAACGACGAATTTTTGGAATTTAACCTCGTCGCGGGTGATCTCTGCAGACCTACCAACGTTGAAAGAAGAGTCAGATTCTAGACGTGACTCAGGAACATTCAGCGATCTGTAGAGTTTCTTTTGGAAGTATTTGACATCCTCAAGCTCTCCAAGATTTTGTCCACCTGGGAGCGTAGTGATCTCAGTGCCTCTTCCGCCTTCCCTTCTTGGGAGCCAGAAGTCTTCGAGCATCGACATGAATTTCTTGTCGTCTCTGATTTCGCCTGTGTCTGCATTGTATACAAGTTTGTTTCTGTAGCGAGACATCACCTCACGGAGGTATTGCTCAGCTTTCTGTTTGGGCAGATTACCAACGTCGATGTAGAAAATTCTACGCTCAGGTGCGCGGGACAATCTATAGATAACCAAGGAATCCTCAATCATTCTCAACTGATTGAGTGCCTTAATTGCTTTGTGGAGGTGTGACAGCACATAGTTGCGCTGCATATCAAGTTGACCTGAGTGTGCAAAACAGATTGCATCAGGTGCAATTTTGATACCGTTATTTTCGTAACCTTTGAGTCCCTTAGGGGAGTAAATATAATACTCAATCGCCTTAGGAATCAATACGTTTACCTGAGGATCTGCAGGTGATACCCGATCCTTGGGTTTATCGTATTCAATAACTTTCTTGATTTTGCGAGGATCAATATACCTCAACTCTGTAATCCCTTCCTTGGGATTATCAGGGTTAATCATCTTATGGTAGAAGAGGCGACCGTCGATATACCATCTGCGGAAGATGTCATACGCCTTTCTATCAAAATCGAGGAGACTGAGAACATTCTCAAACTCCTCGCGGATGCGTGTCTTAACAGAGTCAGACACTTTAAGATTAGAAAGCTCAATATCAACAGGGTGATCGTCAAGATCTCCAGCGATTGCCTCATTCACGATATCATTGATAGCAGCATCCGCTTCAGGATGAAGTGACATCTCACGGTATCTACCGATAAGATCTACATCGCTAGCTTTGTTTGCTGCGTCCCCCAGATCAACATATTGTCCGAAATAACCACCAGCAACAATAGGTTGCGCGGCATCATCCGAATCTTTATGCACGAAAGAAGGACCCTTTTCAGAGCCCTTCCCTTTCTTTCGATCTAGGGAATAACCAAATAGTTGTGACATTCAACTGTCCCTATACATTATCAATTATTTATACGCTACGAATTTACTTGTCTACAGAGTTACCTGCGTTGTTATCGTTAGCGTATGTCCAGTACTGGACCTGGAATTCAACAGTATACTCTTCAGGAGTATCGTTGCTGTCCCAAGCAAGGTCGATTGCACTGATGTTTGAAGGCCAGATGCCAACAAACTGATACGATCTGACCACGCCACCTTGACGATCATACTGACGCACAAGTGCGCTAGACTGATACTCGCCAATGGTGCGAGGGGTCTGCAGGTTTTGCTGCAGGTTTTGGATCTTGGTTGACCACTCCTCAAACTTGGAGCGCAGTGCGAAACCTTTGTCGTTAAGGACAGTAACTGTCCAAGGCTCAAAGGTGCGGTCACCAGCGATCTTGAGGGTGCGACCTCTGTAAGGGACCTCAATCACACCCACTGTAGAAGCAGGAATGTTTGCTGCCTTCACAAGGAAGGTAGCGAGAGATCCAGAAGATGCCGAGGATCCTGCCTGGGAAGCGCCAGCAGATTCCTGCTCACGCTTCTCTTGAGATCCAGGGGTGGCACCCGAAGCAGGGGTGCCTTCATCAACGATAGAGGGGAAACCAATTTCCACTTGGAAAAGGTTGGGGCGGGCGAGGTCCCCGATTCTGTTTCTGAAGTCAAGGATGGGTGCATTGACCATCTTGCCTTCTGTCTGCCCTGGGTATTTGTCAGCCATTTTAGAGAAGTACTCCGATGTTTATGAGGTTAGATGGATAAAGTTATCAGGAAACGAGCTCGGTGAAGCTAGCGCCAGTCCTTGTTGCCGTGAAGGTCAAGGTGATGAAGTTGATGGATCTTGTGGGTTTCACAAAGATCTCAGCGTAGAATTCACCACGGTCGATTGCTTCCGCAGGGTTGTTGGTGCCATCACAGACAACCAGGAAGTCAACAATACCACGACGGGATTGGACAGATCTCAAGTAAGGCTCAACGATATTCTTGAATTGTTGGCGAGTAAACTCATCATTCAATTCAAAGAGTTGAGTCTTAGCAGCGTCAGAGATTGCTTCTTCGATAACGAGGAAGAGTCTTCTAACGTTGATTCTGTCGAAGGCAGATTGATAACCCAGTGCAGTCTTATCTCCGAAGAGGATCATACCCTGACCAGGGAATGCGACGATGGGGTTAACTCTTGCTGCATAAAGCAGATCTCTGTGATCTTTCAGAGGAGAGTATGCCAGTTTGATAGCATTTCTCAAGTTACCACGGTTGAAACCTGCAGGTGAGAACCAAGGCTCTTGGTTAAGAGTAGTGCTCAGGACCAGACCTGCCATGTCAGCGTTACAAGGGATGTAACGATAAACGTCATTATACTTGTCGTAGATATACTTGTAGTTGTTATCGAAGACAGTATAAGAGGAAGATCCGAGTTGATCGAAGTATTCAACGGTGCGGGAGACGATAGTCGAAGTGTTAGGTTGACCGACGACATCAGCGCGGTAAGGCGAGATGAAAGCGATACAATCCTTACGAGAATCGGCAATGCCAATGATGTGTTGTGCCTTAGCAATAGTATCATTGAGGCTATTCATGCCAGGACCCATCAGGATGTAGTCCAGCTCGACCGTCTCAGCATCATCGAAGAGGCTGTATGCACCCAGGATGTTAGGACGTGAGATGGTGTAACCATCAACGCCACCTTGGAGAGCGAAGCGCAGAGTTGCGCGACCCTTTGTGCCAACCAGAGGCACAGCGAGGGGGTTGAGACCAGTAGGATCATCCAGGTTGTTAAGGGAGTTGTCAGACTTGATCAAGTCAAACTCTCTGTTAACACCGCTCAGACCGAAACCGCCAGAGGCGTTGCTGTCACGATCATAGATGTTGTTAGTCTCGTGGGATCCCCAATACAGATACTGGGAATAGGTCTTGATCTGATTCTTGTAGTAGATATTGTCGCCCTGAGGAGAGCGTGCATCAGATGCCTTAGACACGTTGAGGTGCTTCTCAAGGAGAGCGCCAGGAGTGCCAGTCAGTTTGCCATCACCATCAAGGACCAGGATGTGCATCAGGTCGTTATAACCGCCTCTGTCTTCCACCCATGCGGATGTAGTAGGACGGGGAGCAATAGATGCCCAACGCTGATTCACACCGTAAAGACGGGTGTCGTAGTCATTCTCAACTGCTGCGATCAACACAGAGGTGGAGTTTGCATCATCGACATTCTGGTTTGCTTGGAAAGTAGGAGATCCAGGATTGAGAGAAACTCTCAACTCTCTGCGGATGCTCTCAACAGTGCCAGCGTCGCCAGTTGCACTACCAGGAGTGTTGCTGTTGTTTGCCAACTCGGAAACGGTATCACCAACTTCCAGCACGTCAGCGGAGGAAGAATCGATAGCGACTTCCAGTTTACGGGTTTCTTTGTCCCAAGCAACGATACGACCAGTAACACCACCGCTAACAGCAGTGATATAGTTGTCCTTCTCGAAGGATCCGACCAGTGTGCTGTCGTCAACCAGAGTGACGATGACATCGTAGTTGTAGACCTTACCGTAGATGTTTGCTGCAGAGTATGCAACTTCAGCGCCATCAACGAATTGCCACTCAGTGCTAGTAGGTTGTGCCAAAGACAGGACCTGATCAGCACCAGCGTCGGTCATGACCACGCGGATGGAGTTACCAAACAGACCAGCAGACTTAGCAGCCCACTTCCAGTTGTTTGCAGCATTCTCAACGTTGTTTTCATACTCGTCATCATTCTTGATGAGAGGAGCAGAAACACCAGTTGCAGTTGTTTCGTTAACCTCAGTCTTCTGAGCAGTAACGAGTTGCAGGTTGACTGCAGATCCATCGGTGTGTGCCGAAGCAGTTGTGCCGAGCAGACCGCGAGTCACGTTAAGGTTGTTACCAGAAACGCCAGTGATCTGCATGATCTCGTCGTCAACTCTGATGTAGGAGTTGGTGCCACCAGCAAGAGTGGTAGCAGAGGTCACGGTCAAAGTCGTGTCTGAATCAGTGAAGGTTGATCCCTCATTGATTGTGGAGCTGGTGCCTGCAGGCTCGATAAGAGTGATAGGTGCAGCAGCAGCGTGAGATGCAGCAGATGTAGCGAGTTGACCACGGAGGACTGTAACGTCACTACCAGAAACTGCTTGGATCACCATCAATTCTGCGTCGATGAGAAGCAGATCGTTAACGTCCAGATCAGTTGCGGAAGCAACAGTCAGCGTGGTGTCGGTGCTGCTAAAAGTAGTAACAACGAATTGCGCTGTGTCGATTGCGTTTTTAAGCGATGCATTCATCGCACGGACCACCTTCAAGGTGCCGCCATACAGCAGGAATTGTGCTGCGCTAAACCAGTACTCGTAGTTATACTCGTTGGGTCTGCCGAAGATCGAGAGAAGCTCGCGCTCGCTCGTAACTGTGGTGAGAGCCTCAACAGGACCTTTTTCAAAACTACCGACGATAGCAGCAACATTATCAACTGTTGCGTTTGCTACGGCGGTTAGGTCTCTTTCAAGTACAACAACCCCTGGTGAAAGTTGTGTTGATGCCATTTGATTCTCCTGATTAGATTCCTAGTCGGATGCTGAAACTATTTAGAATAAGGAGTATTTTCAGAGGGTAAACAAGACGTAATCACCAGTCAGGATAGTCTGTAATCCATTGCCGCTTCTTCTTTCTATAAGCGGCATTGCGTTTCACTGTGCATTGCTTACAGATATAAGAATAGGCTGACATATTCTTACCTCTATCGGGTCTTGTCTTATAGAAATGCTCAACCAAGGTGAGAGTGCGAAGACACTTACGGCACTGCCTATCTACAAATAGAAACTCTTCTAGATCTAGATCGTCTTCAAAGTCCATCACCGATAGTCCCACATATATGACATGTCTCCATAGTCAGCGATTGATTCTCTTTCTGCATTGTGCCATGTCTGTCCCTGTGGATCTGTAAATGTCTCTTCACCGAGACCATCATCCATGAATCCAAAGGGTGCCATGTCTGCTTCGATTGCTTCTTTCTGCTCCAGATACATTCGAGTCCTGACATCATTGTCATGCAACTCTCTAAAGTAATCTGTTGTTGCCAACCATGAGAAGATTACCAGACACATAGAGAGGTCATCATTACATCCCTCTTCTGCTTCCCATGCCTGACCCTTCTGAATGAATGTGGTCAACTCTGCAATAATATCATAGTCATTAAAGACAAGTTTGTCATCCTCAATCAACTGCTTCATGTTTGCACACCCAGTCTTCTTGACTGTAGTGGACATCTTGACGCCTAGTTGCACCTTAGATCCAGAGAATCCTTGACCCACAACCTGACCAGCGCGTCCACGCATGGAGCACATCAGGAGGTTATCATACTCTAGATCAAATTGCATAATGTCCGCTACCTGTCCACCAATATCATTGACTTCAATCAGAGTGAATGCATGATTATAACTTGAGCATACCTGATGAATGATGTTTGGGAATAGTAGTGGTTTAATTTTATTGTTTCTATACTTCGCTACTAACTTATACGGGATCTCTGTGGTGTCAATAATACAAAATGCTGAGTAGTCTTTAGTAATACCACGAGCAACGTCAACTGTACATACATAAGTATGATCGGGTTTCGGCTCTTCATACACATCTAGTCCTTGATTGGACTTCAAAGGATCATCGTATACCAAAGTTTTTAGTTTAGATGATGTAATAAGAGTGTTAACCGATCCTAGGAATTCGCATTCAAATTCCTGATTAAACTGCTCTTCAGATGTATTACGAATCGTCTGCTCTTTCCAGTCCGCGTCTCTACCTGGCACCTCTGACCAGTGGACTTCTGTAGTAACGTATTCATTCTTGCCCTTCTCTGCATCATGCCAGAGTTTGTAAAACATATTCATCCCCTTGGGCGTGGAGATGATGATCACCTTTGTTGACTTACCA